TTACTTCTCGTCGCCAAACAAATCCAGATTAGGTTGTCGACTTTTCATCACCTGTTTGTGAACCCGGTGAATCAGCTTGCGTAGCCCACGCTCTGTGATGCCGTATTTTGAACTCAGCTCTGCCCAGTTATGGCCTTTGTGCTCGTTGTAAATCTGTAGATCACGAACAGCCAGCTTATAGACATAGTCGCGTGGGAACGTAAAGTTCTGCCCGCCAAAGTGTTCAGCCAGGAAATTGGCGACGGCCAGACCCAACTGCTCGGCTTGCTCTGCCGTACAACCGTAATCTATGGCGGTTTCAGCTACGTGATCCGCAACTTCAGACAGCAGCTTGTGGCGCTTAACTTCCATCGTCGTGATCATGATTTACCCCTGTCACTTAACAGCCTGGGCCTTGCGTTCGCGGGCCTGCCATTTCTTCAACGACTCAATAACACGGCTGGCCTGGTCTGTACTGACCCAATCCAGCCGCCCCACCTCGGTAATACGATGGACATAGGCATTGATGGCCCTTTCCGAACTGTCACGCACATAACCCTCGCCGAACATCTCCAGCCACAGCGCACGTATTTTCTTTGACTGTGCATCGGTGGCAGTGATTTTGTGCGGTTTGGCCGTCTTCACCTTAAAACCCAGCATCTTCATGGCATCAAAAATCTGCCGTAACTGCTTGTCCGTCATATCTTTCGTGCTATCCATGCCGGTGTAGCTGACCAGCAACTGGCGATAGGTATCGTCGTCCAGACGGCGGTCACGCTTCGCGACATGAATCAGCTTAACGAGACTATTTCTGTCCATCGTTATCCTCCCGCCAAACGGCACCACACGACAGAACGGCATTTGGGCGGCGTTTATGAAGGGCATCCAACATCAGATGGCATGACTCTTCTGTCAGATAAATATCATCCGAAACGGGCAGCGCTTCACAGGCATCAAAGCCGCAGGCAGAAACCAGTAATACAAAGCCGATAATCATGCATCACCTCCACATCTGCTGCATAAATCCCCAGAAACCCAGTGACAACCACCCTCACAGGCGCAATACCATGTGCAGCCGCACTCGCGGCACGACTGCGATGGATCAGGGGAGACATGGAACGATCCCTTTTCGTGGAAAGTAGCTGGTTTTGCTTGCGTAATAATCAGTTTTTGCAGGTTACCAAATAGTTTTCTGCCCACGCTTTTTACAGCAACAATAGGGTCATAAGTGCATGAGGCCGTCTTTCCGTTCGCTCTCGCATAATATGTTCCGCTGGTATATCGAACGGAAACATCAATTAAAGGAGACATTATTCAGCCCTCCCAATCCGAGCAATTGGGCCTGAGCCATTAACCGCGTGATTAATGCTGGCGTTCTTACCCGCAACATAGCCCGCATACCTTGCTGTATCGACTCCTCGGGCCTTACCTGCATCGCGCCCGCTGGTTTTTCCCAAATCTAATTCTTCATTAAGTTTTTTGCTGTAAGCCACCATTAATGTCTTTTCAGCATCAGAGGCGGCAAAGTCCTGGATAACCTGATAAACGCCACCCGCCCAGCCCTCACAGAAAGTATCGCCTCTGGCAATCTTTGTTGATTGCTTAATGTTTTTACGCAAACCAGAAATAAACTCACGACGAGCTTTCATTAACTGACGGGACAGAACATCGAATGCATATGCTGCAATTTGTGGCCTTTCGTTTGGGCCATAAAAAACAACTGTCCGTTTTGTAAAAGATGAATTAGGTGTAAAAGATAAATAACCTTCTACGCCAAAGGCGCGTTTGACTACAGCCACAAGGTGCAACATGTATTTAGGTGGATGATTGGCATGGGATGGCGCGGATTTACTGGATGCCTCATTAATCTCCATCAACTCGATGTCTGTTGCGGTTACGCCATACTTCAGCATTAATGCCTGAGCCTGGCTCATCGCATTGGCTGCTTCACCGGCATTGGTTGTGCGCGAGGCAAGGTTCAGTAGTTTTTTAATTCGCTGGAGGTATTTTTCTTTGTTATCAATCGACATGATTCAGTTCCTCTGTCTTGGGATCTTTAACCAGGATTTTTACTTCATTTGTTGCATTGGCCAGCGTTTGCAGCGCCTTATCAGGGGTATTTTCCTGAATCTGGCGGGTTGCCGTGCGAAGAAACTGAGCTACGCGCTCCAGGCGTTTTACGGGTGATACGTGAGCCATGATCTTTCTCCAAAATAAGGTTGTTACTGAAAAAAGCGTGCAAGATTCCCCGGCGTTGACGCCGAAATAAAAACAGATTCATTTTTTAATAATTAAATGGCAGCGATATCTAATGGAATATGCACCAGTTTCCCAGACTCATCTTTCTCACGAAAATGAATATAAGTTTTTGAGACGCTCACCAGTAATGACTCTGAAATTGCCTCCATCGCTTTTTTCCAGCGTTCATCCTCAATTTTTATCCGGCGCAAGGACAAAATGCGCGAGGTACTGAGGTTGCCTTCTTTATCGACCTGGAATGCATCGGTGATAAGCGCCCGCAAATTGTCGTTTGCCCCTTCTGACCACTCGGTGACACATTCGTCGATCAGGTCTTTGGCCACTTGCAGCTCGGGGCCGAACGCCAGCGAATCCTGCACTTTGATGCTGACTTGTTTACTGCCGTCAAAGCTGGGGAACGTCACGTTGCCTTTCGCTCCACCGCGCGTGCGGCCATACTTTTCAGCAATCAAATCCAACCAGGCATAGCAGTTATCGAATGACCGTTTTTTGAAGTCGCGCAGTTCTTGATTTTTCAACTTCGCGTCACGGATGGCGTCATTTACAAATGCATCCATTTCCAAGTCGTAATCAGAGATCTGGCTAATTGGGACTAACCGACCTTTACGGTCAGTCATATATTCTTCTTTATTAATCGCAGACATAATGTGGCTCCTGTTAATGTAACGATTCAGACCAAATAACGCGGCATCCTGAATGCTCAAATACACCCTGGCGGAAACGGCCATTACAGCCAAAACCGAAAGACACGTAACGGGCAATACCGTTTTTAATCAACACATCGCAATGGGCGTTGCGCTCAATACGGATAATGGGTTTGTCACCTTTGATAATGACGCTCTGGACATTGGCGTTCATGGCTTTTAAGCACGCCATGATTTCATGAATATCCGCTAACTTTTGATTAATATTCTGGATTGTTTCCATCATTAACCTCTCAGATGTTTATTCCTGCGTTATTTACCTGCTGTGATGAAAATTACTGCCACTATTTCTATCAGCAGAGCGTTGGTAAGTAATTCAATATCCACCTCAAATCCCCTTGATCACGTCAGCATTGACCACCGGCACGCCGATATCAGCGGCCAGGTTCATCGCTGCAATCAGCAGGTTGCTGACGGCCAGCGGATAAAGCAGGCTGACAATGCCTTTACGACCCGCCGACTGATTGCTGAGACGAGCGCGAATAGCCTCAATCGCGTTGGTATCCACGATATCCTTGAGCTGCTTACCCGCCCGTCCGAGCTTGAATTGCAGAAAATCTTCCAGAGCATTATCCAGCGGCAGCAGTTCAACCACTTCGCAGCGCTGGACAACCTCGCGCACTTCCATATTGCGTTCTGACAGCTTGGTGGCCAGTTCGGGCTGGCCAATCAGGACGATGGACAACAGCTTTTTAAACCCGCTTTCCAGCTCATAAAAGCGTTTCAGGTGCTTGAGTGTCGGGATGGGCAGGCTGTGGGCCTCTTCGATCACCAAAACGTGGCTGTAACCCGCAGCGCTGCTGTCTTTCAGTACGCGGTGTAACTGGCGGAAGCGTGCATCCTGGCTACGCTTGATGTTCTCCAGTGGCGCGATGGTGCTGATAATCGCTTCGGCAATGGCGGCAGCTTTCAGCGTCTTGCCTTTAACGTCGTTGTCCTCCATCGCGATGACGTAGGGCTCAATCACTATCACCGGCGCGTTCTCGCGGTTAATGCGCTCGATAAGGTCACGGCGCAGCGTGGATTTACCGGCCCCGGATTCACCGATAACCGCCATAAAGCCGCCGTGTTTCGCGGTCTGGTACAGCGACTCGCGCACGTAGCGAATATCCTGCGTGGTAAAAACATCTTCCGCGCCCTGCATGGCATCGTCTGCGAACGGGTCGCGGAACAGTCCGAATGCCTTTTTTGCCGCTGGACGTAATACCTGTTTTTTCAGTAGCATGTTTTCTGTCTCCTCATCATTTGCCTGTTGCTGTGGGACGTCTGTCCCGGTGGTGGTGCCTGCCGCCGGGACTTCTTCAAATGCCCCTTCTGGATCGATACCGCGATGTGACAGCACGCGGGTAATACTCTGCCGGATACCCTCGGCGTTGCGCTTTGGCCAGATACTGTGATTCACCAGCTGCGCGATCGCTGGCTGTGATATGCCAGCGGCGCTTGCCAGCTCGCCCTGGTTGATCCCGTGGCTGGCCATAATGGTTTTCAGTTGCAGCATGTCCTCCCTCCTTTAACGAATACCAATGACATTGGCGACAGCGGGTGCGCTAACGAGCGCGTTCGCCACAGTTTCAATGTCATCAGCAGGGATGCCGTCAGGGTATTTCGCCACCAGTTGCTGGTAATGCTGCGCTGTCCACAGGTGGCCTTTTTCAGTGAGCCGGTCACGCAGTTGCTTGGCGGCTTCAACGTGGGTCAGCGGGCGTTGTTCGATGCGCGAGCTGCGAATCTCGGCAACGGCACCCCGTTTGGGCAGGTACGTCGGCGCGTCGTCGCGTTCGATATCCAGATACGGATTCAGGCGACCACCGAACGGCACGGCCTTGGCCTTCTTCGCGGCCTCGGTCTCTTCCTTGCTCTGTGTGCCGTACACGCGCTGTTCGACCTCTTCCTTATGCTGTTCGGTCACGCTTTGCGGCAGTGCGCGGAACTCACGGCCAATTACCGGCGAATCGACGGCAAAGCCGTGCTCATCCTTCATGACCTCATCGACCAGGAAGAAGGTTTTAAACCCGTCCTCGCCAGTCAGTACCACCTGTGCCTGGTCATCGCGATAGAGGTTTCTGGCGACCATCAGGCTGTCACCCACATAGATGTCCGGCACGGCAGACACATCAAACTGACGCTTGCGAAAGCGAATGCGCAGGAAGGTGTCCACCTTGCAGCTCACTGGTGCAGACACCGCCGCTTCACGGCATACCTCAACGGATGGCGCTTTAATCAGTTGCAGTTCGGTGATCAGCAGCCATTTATCGGTGCGTGTCATGCCGTAGCGGCTGTGAATGGCGGTACGGTTGAACTTCATGCGCCACAGCCGCGCCAGCCGGTTCAGTTCGTCGATGTTGTCTACACAGCAAAAGCGCAGGCCATGCTCAAAGTCGCGCTCCAGAATGTCACGCGCTTTTTCCACCGAACCAGTGGCGCGGGCGTTGCGGGCCTTGTGGGATATCAACTGGATGCCCAGCGCCTGGCACAGGTTGGCCATCGTTGGGGACTTGAGCGCCGCGCCGGGGTCGGTAAACAGGATGCGCGGTACGCCATGCAGCACATCAGCGCCGCCGCGCTCCTGCATCATGTTGATCAGTACCGAGGTAAAGTTCTCGGTAGTCTCGCCACCAAAGCGGTACTCCAGGTAAATCCATCCGGTGGTATGGTCAGTGCCCTCAAATGACCAGACGCGATCGTTAACCACCTTGGCCACGTTGGCGGGCTTGTTCTTGTTGAACTCGCGCTCATCCATGATGCGCAGGCCGGTATCGCCCCGCACACCCTTGGCCGGGTTCTTGAGGTAATAGAGCACGCAGATGGATGCATCCAATTGCCAGACGTGGTTGGGGTGCAGGCTGGCAAGCTGCTGCGCAGGCGCTGGGGCACGTAGCTGATCGGGGTGCAGCTTAAACTGGCGCAAGGCACGAATAATGGTACTGGTGGACAGTGGCGCAAACTCTCCCGAGTCCTGATCGACCCGTCCGGCAAGGATAAGGCCGTTGTCGCGCAGACTGTCGATGGCTTTCTCCACGCTCAGGGTACGCTTGCCGGTGCCGCGAATGGTCTCCATCAGCGCACCGGAAATGGTCAGCGCTTCATCACGCGTCAGTGCGGTCTCGCCCGCATCTGCCCGCTGTTTGCGAGGCTTAGGGGCGCGTACTGCATTCAGCTTTTTGAGCAACGTGGCGCGTGACATTTGCAGTTCCTCGCAGGCAGCCTGATAAACCGGCTCTTTATTGCCATGCCCGGCAGCATCTGCTGTTTCTGCGATGGCGACCAGGCGTTGAATTAGCATCGGGTTCATGATCAACGCCTCACTTAAGCCCTGGAACATGGCGGCACAGCGCATGGCCCAGCACTTCGGGGCTGTCCATTACAGGTGTATTACTCATGGTTGTTCTCCTGTGATTCCTTTACCCAATCCGGTACGGTGTCGATAGGCTGGTATTCCGGTAGGTTGAACTGCTGGCGCAGGTCATCAAACTGGAGTTGCAGGTCATTAAGGATGCCGAGCATGTAGTGGCTGTGGCTGATGCCTGTGCGTTCGTGGTGCCCGTTCAGCGTATTGAAGCCGCTTTGCAGCTCTACCAGGGCGCTGACCACACCGTTTTTAAAGCCACCCACCTCAACCTCAATCGCCTTGCCTTCTTCATCCGGGGTCTCTTTGGCCGAGCGCCGCGTCAGACGGGTACGCAGGTCTTCTTTCTCATCTTCCAGGGTGTTGATGATGTCTTTTTTCTCCGCCACGGTCTGGCGACTGATTTCCAGGTCGGTTTTGAGGTCTTCTTTTTCCTTGGCGTGCTTGGCGATCATTTCCTCGGCCAGTTCCAGCAGCGCCGTTTTGTCGCCGTCTCTGGCCACCTCAATCAGAGCGCTTTTCTGGTCTTCCGGCAGACGGCGGAACTGGCGCAGTTCGCGATAACCGATGCCCATGCGGGACATGGATTCAAGGGCTTCCTCGCCAAAGGCGCGGAGGTTGGCAATGTCCGTATCGGCTTTATCAGCAGAAATTCCTAGAACATTACAGAACTCTTCCCATGTACCTAAAAACTCCGAACCGTTCGGACTTTTTTTACCTTTGAGATTTCGATATAGCTTGTTTTCCTTAACAAAAGCTAATTTTGAACTCCGAACCGTTCGGGAAAATTGCTCGAAAGCGTCAGCCATCTGCGCCTGACCCAATAGCTGGTTTAGAAGGTCACGTTCATCACTAAACTGATCCTGCACGTTAGCAAGCAGTTGCTGTGTACCCGCAATTTCAGAGTTCAGTTCGGCATCTGGCAGAATGCCGGTGGTTGTGGATTTAGTTCGTGCCATCGTTATCGTTCCTCGTTGTTAGCGACTGCCAGCCAGAACGCGCTGGTTGATTTCGTTGATGCGATTCTGGGCGCGACTCATCTCATTGCTATGCGCCACGGCGATTTGCAGCATCTGCATGCCCAAAGCAAAGCGGCCACTCTCCAGCTTTATCGCCAGTCCCTCTTCAATTAGGGTGTTGAGTGCTCGGTTAATGTTGGCGGGTGACTCATCCAACGCTTTGGCCAGATCATTGTTAGAAAGGCCATCTAGTGTGTGGCCACGCAGTGCTTTGAGAACGCGCAGAATGCGTGTGCCTGAGCTAGATGTTTGGGGTTTATTGCTCATGCGTTACTCCACTTCATTCAGGATGCCGGGGATAACCTCAGCGCCAATAGCGACGGAAAGGTCACGGAGGATTTTGTAGGTCAGGCGTCCGCGAGGCAGCTCCTTCTTCCCCGCCCAACGATCTACCGCCTGCGTAACGGTGCGGGGCTCATAGCCCCCACACAGCGCGAACTGGCGAAAGTTGCTGTCGCGCTCAATCAGACGGGCCTGAATCTTTCGTTTGTTCATAGCTTCATTGTTCCCGTTGGGTTATTGTGTACTCAATGTGTTTAATTGTACCTACGCAAATTGCGTATATCAAGAGGTTGATCAACAAAATGAGTACGAGCGAGTCTGAGGTTGTTATATCTAGGCTAAAAGAGATTTACAGCGCCTCTAGCGATAATGCGCTGTGCATTCAAATTGGCGTAAGCCCTCAGACACTTAGCAGTTGGAAGTCAAGAAACAAAGTCCCATACGCAAAATGCGTAGAAATCAGTAAAGAAAAGGGAATATCGCTAGATTGGTTATTGACAGGAACTGGCTCAATGCTGAGAAGCGTAGTAGATAGCCAAGAGTCGACTTTCAGTAGAAGTGATTTAACTTTGCTTGAGCTTTTAAATCAGCTAGACCCAGATGTTCGCAGGGATTTGCTGCGAGGCGCTGAGGAAAAACAGCGCATGATTGACATGGAAAAAAAACTTCAGGAACTATCCGCCGAACTGGATAGGGTTAAAAAAACGGGCTGATTTGTTCCTATTAGGAACGTTTACAAGGAGGATGTGATAGTGCGTTACCTCTTAGGGGCGGTGATAGTTTTAGCGTTGTCGGGGTGTGATAGCGTTGAAATGCAAGGAAAGAGCTTTGTGGCACAACAGATGAAAGATCCTGACTCTGCCAAGTTCTCGCATGTGTTTGTTGTTCCATTCCTCACAAAAGAGAATGCGATGCATGTTTGTGGTGCTGTCAATGCCAAAAACCTATTTGGTCTTTACACGGGTGAAAGGAGATTCATTGTTCGAATTGACGGGGCTGACAGCCGTAGGGTTACGGGGTTTGAGATCGAGGGGGATGATAAAGAGTCTCGCCGAGCCACGCCGGAAACAAATCATACATCCCAGCCACAAAACGAATTCGAAGCAAAATATTGGAATAGGCTTTGTGTTGATAATGTCAATGGTCCCTCATATTCGGGTATCAGTTGGACGACGCCGCTTGAAATTTGCAAACAAGAGATAGAAAGGCGTCTCAACCCTGAGGGGGAAGTAAGTGATAAGCCTCTTTCATCCACACAAGACGAAAGAACAATGTTTATGTGGGGGGGGATCATGCTTCCCCCAACACCATCGGCCAATTTTTTAATTGGGCACAGTGTGACGTGCGTTGTTAATAACAATACGAATGAAATTATTGAGTTCAATCGCTACTGAAGCCAGCCCAAAGCTGGCCTTGATGAGGGTATACAGGCATGGATATTGGAGCATTAGTCGCTACGTTTAATACCATCAAGCAAATTGGAAGTGCCCTTATCGATGAGCGCGACAGCCAAAAACTTGCGGCCCTCAAGGTCGATCTCACGAATAAACTCATGGAGGTTCAGTCCCAGTTTCTGGAGTTGAATGGCACCGTCATCGAGCAACAACGGCTTATCCCCGTCCTTGAGCAACGCATTCGCGAGTTGGAGGCTAGCCATGCTGAAAAAGCACGTTATCAACTGACCAAACTCGGCAGTCAACGGGAGTTCTTCGTTTATGCGTTGCGTCCCGATGCTGAACCGCGTGAGGGCGTCAGCGAGGTCGCGCATTTCTTGTGCCAGCCGTGCTTCGATGCTGGTAAGAAGGTCGTATTGAGCGGAAATGGTGAGGGATTCTGGCAATGTCCCATCTGTAAGCATGGCGCTCAGGTTGAGTCCACCGCCCCGGTTCGCTACAGTACTGGTAGTCGTTACGACACTGACGGCTTTTGATGTTGGCGCATTACTTTTCTGGTGCATAATACAATCCCCGTAATAGTGTGATGCTGGTTATTTTCACACTGCCATTCTGACAGTGCCCACCGGTTACATAATCTGTCCGAGGGCCAATTACATCCCGCCCGCACCCGCCCACAATGTCCCTGTTCGTTGTTTTTTTCTTTCAACACCAGGGAATCCATCATGCCATTCATTCATAAAGTCTTTCCCCAGCGGTTACGCTACTGGGTCATCCTTGCGGTATTGCTGCTGGTTGTCATTGCGTTCGTGTCACCGGCACAACTGAGTGTCACCATCTACAAGCTGTCGCTGGTCTCCATCGCTGTTGTGCTGGGCTACCACCTCGATCGGGCCTTGTTTCCCTATGCCAGCCCCGGCAGTTACCTGATTGATGACTGGAAAAAAACCATCGGCAAGCCTTTGCCAGGCACCGGGGGACGAAACGAACCCGAATACCCCATTGCCACCGGATATGAGCTGGTGTTTGCTGCCGTTCTGCTGCGACGGGCGGTGATTGTACTGGCGGTGGTGTTGGGCGTGACGCTGGGGCTGTGATGATGCGTGCGCTAATCCTGCTGTCTCTGTTGTTAAGTGCCTGCCATTGGGGGCCAGCCGTTGCTGATGTACCAACGGAAGCCCGCCGTTATCAAAACGAGCTGACACGCAACAGCCGCGCCATCTGGGGTATCGATGCACCGGTGGCCACGTTCGCCGGTCAAATCCACCAGGAATCACAGTGGAAAACCACTGCCCGATCGCCTGTGGGTGCCCAGGGGTTGGCGCAGTTTATGCCAGCCACATCCTCATGGATTGCCAATATCTACCCCGCCGAACTGGGAGCCAACCAGCCGTATAACCCGTCATGGGCTATGCGTGCGCTGGTGCAGTACAACCGCTGGAACTGGCAGCGAATCCCAGCCACGGCCAGCGATTGTGACCGGATGGCCTTTACGCTGTCGGCTTACAACGGTGGTCTGGGTTGGGTGCAGCGAGACCGCAAGCTGGCTGAGCAGCGCGGTCTGGATAGTTCGCGCTACTGGGGGCAGACAGAGACCGTCAATGTGGGCCGCTCGCTTGCCAACTTCCGTGAGAATCGGGGCTATCCCGACCGCATTATTCATCGCTGGCAACCGCAGTATGTAGACGCGGGCTGGGGTCTGGGGGTGTGCAATGACTGATGCCATCAAGGTCTTTGCCCGGTATCTGGTGTGGGCGGGGTTGATCGTCGTGAGTGTGTGGATGATCCACAGTTCAGGCTATGAGCAGGGTGTCGCAGATACCCAACTGACGCAATCCCGCGCTGAAACCCAGCAGGCCGCCGGTGCCCTGAATGACTTTATCGCCGGTGCCCGTGAACTCACCGCCAACGCCAACCTCGCCAGCGAGCGTCTGTCACAACAAGTCAATGCCCGCCAGGCGGCGGACGAACAATCAACGGAGGCCATCCGTGCTGCACTTAAAAAAACCGCCACCACTCGTATTCTTTGCATGTTTGATGCTGACGTCATGCAACAGCTCGCCACCGCCCGTGAGCGTGCCGCAAGTGCAGCCACAACCGGTCTTACCGGCGCGTCTGGCGGTGCCGTGCGAGCGTCCGGTGGCAGCGGCCAGTAACAGCATGGATGACCTGGCCATCGCACAAAAGCAGTTATATGACCAGTACGGACTCTGTGCCGGTCAGTTGATCGACGTTATCCGATGTGCCCAGGGAGGCGACTGTGGGGATAAATGAACTGAGTTTTAACTGGCAGTTTCTGCAATGGGTTGTGATGGGTGTGGTAGGGATCTACACCTGGCTGATTGGCCGTCAGTCGGCCAGTCAGCAGGAGTTGCTGGAGTTGCGCACCCGCATCACCACGCTGGAAGCACAGGTGAAACAGGTGCCAACGCAGGCGCAGATCACCGAGCTCATCAGCAACCTGAGTCGCACCGAAGCCGGGTTAAAAGGGATGGGCGATCAAATTACGGCAATCTCTCGTCGTACCGAGACCATTAACGAATACCTGCTAAAGACCAAATAAAGGGGGACTCTGTGAGCGATTTTGCCACTTTCTTACGCGAAGACCAGCGGCTGGTGATCCTGCGCTTTCTCGCTGAAATGCCAAGCTACAGCAGCAACAGTTCGGTGGTGTATTCCGCGTTAACGCGCTATGGCCATGCACCCAGCCGTGACCAGGTGAAATCTGAGCTGCGCTGGCTCGAAGAACAAGGGCTGGTCACCGTCGACGATATCGAGACCGTGCTGGTCGCCAGACTGACCGAACGCGGGGCAGACGCTGCTGCCGGTCGCGCGATTATCCCTGGTGTGAAACGCCCTGGCGCAGGGGGCTGATATGGGCCGCAAATCCACTATCCATAAGCTGCCGCCCGATGTCCGTTCCCATATCGAGCGCCGGTTGCGTGAAGACGCACTGACGCTGGATGAGTTGATCGCTGATATTCGCCAGCGCTTTCCCGATGCTGAAGAGACGCCTTCGCGCAGTGCATTAGGCCGTTATAAGCAGTCATTTGAGCAGGTGGTCGGACGCATGCGCGAGCAAGACCAGATGGCACGACTGCTGGTGAGTGAATTGGGTGAGAACCCCGACGAGAAAGCCGGTGCATTGATGGTGCAGGCTGTCACCACGCTGACAACGCATGCCACCTTTGCCGCCCAGTTAGAGGAGACGCCCGATATCGATACCGTTCGCCATCTGGCCCGCGCGGCAAAAGATGTGCTTCAGGCCCGCAAAGCCTCTCTGGATGAACGTAAGGAAATCGAACGCACGGCCCGCGAACGCCTGCTGCAAGAGCAACAGGAAAACCTCGATCAAGTCGCCAGTGCCCAGGGCATGAGTGAAGACCAGGTGCAGTTCTGGCGTGAGAAAGTGCTGGGGATCAAGTGATGAGCCAGCCACAGGGTATGAAACCCCTTGCCTCCACCGTGCGCGTCGTCGAATGGGACGAACTGCCCCCGCGAGCCAGGGATATTCCTTCTGACTTTAACCCGCTGGCTGAGGGGGTACTGATGGCGCACCAGGTCGAGTGCCTGAAGCTGGATGTGGCCATTCTCGCCATCCCCAAAGGACGCCGAACCGGCATTACCTATGCCTGGGGGCTTAATTCCACCCTGATAGCCGGTGCCCGCAAGTCGGCGGGCGGCAGCAACGTTTACTACATCGGTGACACCAAAGAGAAAGGGCTGGAGTTTATCGGCTACGTGGCCAAGTTTGCCCGCGTCATCGCCCAGCAGCAGGCCACGGCGGTGTCCAGCATCGAAGAGTTCCTGTTTGAAGACCAGGACAACGAGGGCAATACCCGACAAATCACCGCCTATCGCGTGCGGTTCGCCAGTGGCATGCAGGTGGCGGCGCTCTCTTCCCGCCCGGCTAATATCCGTGGTCTGCAAGGGGTTGTGATCATTGATGAAGCCGCCTTCCACCCTGACGTGCAGGGTGTGCTGGATGCGGCAACCGCCTTGCTTATCTGGGGTGGCCGCATTGTCGTTATCAGTTCGCACAACGGTAAAAACAACCCCTTTAATCAGTTCTGTAACGACATTGAGGAAGGCCGCTATGGCGCGAATGCTGCCGTGTTTACGGTGACGTTCGATGATGCAGTGGCTAATGGCCTGTATGAGCGCGTATGTGCGATGGCAGGCAAAGAGGCCACGGTCGAGGGAAAAAAAGCCTGGTATGAAGGTATCCGCAATGGCTACGGCCCGCGCAAGGCGGCGATGCGCGAAGAGCTGGATGCCATTCCGCGTGACGGCAATGGGGTGTGTATCCCTGGCGTATGGATTGAACGCGCCATGCCTGAAGAGCGCCCGGTGGTACGTCTGGTGCTGGATGATGACTTTATCAACATGAGCGAACTGGAGCGGCAAAGCTGGGGGGATGATTGGCTAGACCGCAATCTTCGCCCGGTGATGGAGGAAACGCTGAACCCGGAATGCCGTCATGTATTCGGTATGGACTTTGCCCGTCACCGCCACTTCTCGGCGTTAATGCCGATGGCTATCCAGCCTAACCTGCTGCGCGATGTACCGTTTCTGCTTGAGCTGAACAACGTGCCGTCAGCGCTGCAACAGCAGATTTTATTCTGGTTTATCGACCATCTTCCCCGCCAGTCGGGCGGTGCGATTGATGCCACCGGCCCCGGCATGGTGCTGGCTGAATACACCGCCGACCGCTACGGTCGCCCGCGTATCGCTGAAATCACCCTGAATCGCCAGTGGTACGGTCTGTGGATGCCCAAGTTCACGGGGCTGTTTGAGGATTCAATGATCCTGTTGCCGCGCGACGAGAACACGGCACAGGACTTGCGCACGGTAGAGAACATCGACGGCGTACCGATGGTGGCCCGCCTCGAGCGTAAAGACCTCAAAGACCCCGAACTGGTGCGCCACGGTGACGTGGCCATTGCTGGATGCCTGGCGAACTACGCCGCCCTCAACCTGTCATCGCAAATCGAGTTTCAGTCAGCGGGGGCACGAAGTATTCACCAGCATATCAATGGATATGGAGCCAGCCCGCAGGGCGGTGAGCTAACGGATACCGGCTTTGGCACGGTGCGCGGCATGAATGATTTTGGAGGATTTATATGAGCCTGTGGCAACGCATTACGGATAAGGTCAAGCGGCCTAAACTGGGCCAGGAGATTGCCTCAACGGGTGACGGTAATGATATCACTCGCCCGTGGCTGGGGGCGCTGGCACTCTCGGATGACAGCGTTCTGCGCCATCGCGGCTCTCAGGATTTGCAGATCTACCGTGAGGTGCTGACTGACGATGAAGTGAAGTCCGCACTGACGCAACGCCAGGATGCCGTGGTCTCCCGCGAGGTGCAGGTGGATGCGGGGGGCGAACAGCCGATCGATATCGAGGCGGCAGACGCGATGCGCCAGCAGATTGAGGCCATCGGCTTTGACCGGGTGACGCGCCTGATGCATTACGGGGTGTTCTATGGCTATGCGGTCTCGGAGCTGATTTACGGCGTCAGAGATAACCTGCTGTGGATAGAGGACGTCAAGGTGCGCGATCGCAGGCGTTTTCGCTATACCCCAAAAGGTGAACTGCGTTTACTGACTCCGCGCAATATGGCTGAAGGTATCGAGTGCCCGTCGCCTTATTTCTGGCATTACTCGGTAGGTGCTGACCATGATGATGAACCCTATGGTCTGGGTCTGGCGCACTGGTTGTACTGGCCGGTGTTCTTCAAACGTAACGGCGTCAAGTTCTGGATGATCTTCCTGGATAAATTCGGCATGCCGACGGTGGCCGGAAAGTATCCCCAGGGCGCGACACAAGAGCAAAAACGCGACCTGCTGGCGCTGACCCGCGCACTGGCCACCGATACCGGCGTGATTATGCCGGAGGGGATGGCCATTGAGCTGCTGGCCGCAGGCCGCTCTGGCGCGGCAGATTACCAGTCATTGTATAACGCCATGAATGAGGCCATCCGGCGTGTGGTGGTCGGGCAGATATCCAGTTCTGGCGGTCAGTCCAAGGGCATCGGCGGTGATGAATCATTGCAATCGGCTATTTTGAACTCCATCGCCAAATCGGACGCCGACCTGATTTGCGAGTCATGGAACCGTGGCCCTGGCAGATGGTGGACGGAGCTGAACTTCCCTGGTGCTGCCGTACCACAGGTTTCCCGCATCTTTGATGAGCCGGAAGACCTCAAATTACGCGCTGAGCGTGACAAGAACATTGTTGAAGCGACCGGCTTCCGACCAACACTGGCCAACGTGACGGACACCTATGGTGGCAATTGGGAAGAGAAACCCAAAACAGAACCCGCCGCAACGTCACCGTCAGTCAGCTTTGCCGAACGTGACGCGCCTGACGCCACCACCCTGATGGCCCGCCGGTTGAACAAAGAGCTACAGCCCGTCACGGATAAGTGGATTGAGCAGATACAGGCGATGGTCGAAAAGGCAGATACGCTGGAGCAGCTGCGTGACGAACTTACTGGCCTGCTGCCTGAAATGAACCTCGACGACTACGCCGAAACCTTTGCGCTGGCCATGAAAGCCGCTGCACTGGCAGGCCGCAATGACTTGCTGGAGGAAATGAATGGCCAGTAACGTCAGTTATGGTTCGCTCCCGTTCCGCGAGCAGATTGCCTTTTTCGAGCGCAAGTTCAATACCAGGACCGATGCTTGGACGGACGTCTACGGTGCCAGTCATGACAACGAGTTTATGGTCGCCGGTGCTAATCGCGATGACCTGCTGGCTGACCTGCGCACAGCGGTAGAAAAGGCGATCACCGGCGGCACGCTTGAGCAGTTCCGCAAGGAGTTCGCCGCGATTGTCCGGCGCTATGGCTGGAGCTATAACGGCGGTTTCGAGTGGCGCTCCCGTGTCATCTACGAAACCAACCTGCGCTCATCGTACATGGCGGGTCGCTTTCAGCAGCTGATGTCCATGCGCGAAACGCACCCCTACTGGGAGTATGTGCACAGCGACGTGGTTGAGGAGCCGCGCGAAGAGCATCTGGCGTGGGATGGCATGGTGCTGCGCTGGGACGACCCGTGGTGGCTTTATCATTTCCCCATCAATGCCTGGGGGTGCCAGTGCAGTGTCATTGCACGCACCGAAGACGACCTGAAGCGGATGGGGAAAATCGGCCCGGACACTGCACCACCCATTACCTTTGTTGAGCGGATTATCGGTCAGCGCAGTCCGGGCGGGCCGCGTACCGTGTTTGTGCCACAGGGCATCGATCCGGGCTTTGAGCATACGCCAGGGCGCACGCGCGAATTCAGCCAGGTGCCGCCCCCACGCGGCGATGACCCGCTGGCGGCTGATATCTCGCCGGACGGTCTCTCGGCACCGGCGACGGACGTTCCCCCTTTGCCATCACCGCAACCCGCACCACAACCGTCGGCCAGCGATAACGCTATCGAGGCGTTTCTGTCCGCGTTCCAGGCATCGCTTGCGCAACCAGCGGTGTTCCTTGATGCAGCGGGACAGCGCCTCGCCATTGGTGCTGAGATGTTCGACGCGCCCTCGGGCGTAGGACAAATTGCCGCGTCAGACCGGTTACTTTTACTGGCTCAGGGGATTCGATCCCCGGATGAGATCTGGGCACAGGTGGTGTTTTCTCCCGAGCAACAGCAGTCTGTTGTCCATCATCGCTATCTGGCCCGCCTTCAGTCGCCGGGAGCTGACGTGTTATCGGTGGTGTTTGAAACCGGTGCGGATGGCTGGGCCGGAAACATTACAGCCGATGACACCCTGTTGCAGTCGCTGCGTAGCGGTGTGCTGCTGTATCGCCGGGAGGATTGAAAATGGCTGGCGCAACCCTTGCTCTGGATTATCGTGATGCGCTTCAGGTGCTTCTTGCTATCGAAGAAACCGTGAAATTTCCCCAGGCTATGCTGCAAGGCATGGGGGAGAAGCTGCTGGAGTTACACCAACAGCGCTTTGCTGAACAAAAATCGCTGGATGGCACACCGTGGCAGTCGCTTTCAGCCCGCTATCAGAAGCGTAAGCGCAAGAACGCCGACAAGATCCTGACCCGTGATGGTTACCTGCGTAATACGTTGCGCTGGCAGGTGAACGCCAACCAACTGCTGTTCGGCACCGATCGGGTTTACGGTGCTATTCACCAGTTTGGCGGGACGATACAGATTGCCGCCCGCAGCCAGCAGGCGTATTACCGTACCAAACGCAACAGCGACGGGAAAACAGAGGTGGGCAATCAGTTCGTCAGTAAGAAAAAGTCGAACTTCAGCCGGTGGCATACACTGCCCAATTACAGCATCACGATCCCCGCACGTCCCTGGCTGGGGATTTCAGCCACTGACACCGAAAGATTGCTGGAAATCGCCCGCCGATCGTTCCAGAGAAAAACAGGGGGATAAATCGCACTGTATGCCATTGTGCGCTGTTTGAGGCGCAATGGTCGCGGGAATACGTTCAGGGCTTATTATAATAGCTTTTAATAACGCTCTCGGGCGTATCCCTCGCGCCTCCTTCACCGCATCCGCAGTCCGCCCCCGATAAATTATCTGTCCGGGGGCAGATTACCCCATCGCACCATTCCCGCATCATCGTCCCGTAACGTTTAACGGACGATAACCATGACCACGCAAACCACCACTGCAACACTTGCTGTTTTCGCACCAGGGACTCATACCGCAATGGATGGGCGGACGGTAACGTTCACGCTGGATAACTGCATTGATCTTGCCAGCAGTTATGACCCTGCGTTATCCGAAGCGCCTTTTGTGGTGGGGCATCCCAGCCTGACGGCTCCTGCCTACGGCTGGGCCAGGCGTTTTGAAGTCCGTGAAGGGCTGGTATATGCCGAGCCGAAACAGGTTAATCCGGCGTTTGCTGAAGCCTTCAATGCGGGCAGCTACAAGAAACGCTCCCTGTCTATTTACCTGCCTGACACCCCCGGCAACCCGAAACCCGGCCATTACTACGCCCGCCATGTCGGTTTTCTCGGCGCGGTGCCGCCTGCGGTAAAAGGGTTACCCGATGTGCAGTTCTCTGAAGCCAGCGGCGATAACGCGCCACTGGAATTTGCCATGCCGTTTGAAACCGAACTGCTGGCCGATTTGTTGCGCGGTGTTCGTGACTATCTCGTCGAAAAAGAAGGCACTGAGCGTGCCGATCAAATCCTGCCGCAGTGGCGCATCAAATCGTTGGAGGAGATGGGCATCAAGGCAGACAACTCTGTTATTCCCCCACTGGCGTATGCCGAGGAGCAGATCGTGGATGAAAAAGAAAAGGCGTTGGCCGCGCGAGAAAAAGCGCTGGACGATCGCGAAGCCGCCCTGGCGCTTAAGGAAAAGAACCCGGGCACACAAACCCCGCCGACCAATGAGGACGACCTGGCCAAGCGCGAAAAGGCACTCAGGGAGCGCGAGGACAAACTCAACGCCCAGGAGAAGGCCAACGCGGAAAAAGAAGAGAAGCAGCGCCGTGACGATATCACCTCGTTCGCGGATGGCCTGGTGAAAAACGGCAAGATCCTGCCGCGCCACAAATCCACGCTGGTTGAGGTGCTGGTCGGTCTTAAGCACGAACCGATCTCGTTTGCTGATGGCACGGCCACGATCAGCGAGAAACCGGAAACCCTGCTGCGCAAGTTGCTGGAAGAAAAACCCACGGTGCTGGACTTTGCCGAGAAGTCACCCGGCACAGGCAGCGACCCGGTGGATTTCGCCGATGTTAATGCAGTCGCTGTACAGGCACAGACCTATCAGGCCGAACAGCAGAAGTTAGGGCGTTCAATTTCAATCACTGACGCGGTCAATCACGTCAAAAAGCGGGGTAACTAAGCGATGAATATCCCAGGGTTAATTACCGGGCATAAAGCGGAAAGCGTGGTGCCCCGTCGCCGCTTGATTGTGCGGGGTGATGCTGAAGGTGCCGTCACCCAGGCCGTTGGCGGTACAGCACTGATTATCGGTGTGAGTACCGCTGTTGATGGCGTGATTGGTGACACCGTGGATGTGATCCGTGGTGGCCTGGCATTGGTTACGTATGGTGCTGATGTTACCGCTGACGATCCGTTGACGTCCGATGCTGAAGGTCGGGCTATTCCCGCCACGGCTGGCACGTTCGTTATCGGTTATGCCGAATACGACGGTGCAGAAGACGACACCGGTTCGGTCTGGATTGCACCAGGGAAATTACCCGCAGCCACTGGCGGCGGTTGATTTAACACGCTGAATACCACGCCTTGTCGCCGGGATAGGCACCGGCACCGATTTTTACCAGGAGAACAAACATGGCCGCGCCATTTCCTATTGACCCGCACCTGACCGCGATTGCTATTGCGTATCGTAACGCGTCATTGATTGCTGACAGCGTTCTGCCGCGTGTGCCGGTGGGTAAGTCAGAATTCAAGTGGTGGGAGTACGATCTCGCCGACGGGTTTACCTTGCCAAATACCAATGTTGGCCGCACGTCTCAGCCGAACCAGGTTGAGTTCAATGCTAAAGAAGAAACGTCATCCACCAGTGACTACGCGCTGGATGCTCCCGTGCCTCAGTCCGATATCGATAATGCCCCGCAAAACTATGATCCACTGGGCCGTGCCACGGAGCAGGTTTCTGACCTGATTGAACTGGATCGTGAAGTCCGTACTGCCCGCGTCGTTTTTTCTGCTGCGACGTATCCGGCAGGGAATAAAGAAGTGGTCGCCGCCGCAGATCGATGGGACGAGGCTACGAGCAAGCCGATTAAGAAAATCGTTACTGCGCTCGACAAGATGATCATGCGTCCGAACGTCGCCATTTTGGGGCGTGCTACTGCCACGGCATTGCGTATGAACCCGTCCATCGTAAGAGCCTACAACGGTACAGCGGGTGAAGATGGAATGGTGCCGTTGCAGTTCCTGCGAGACCTGCTGGAACTGGACGATATACTGGTCGGCTCTGCGTTTGTAAATATCGCTCGTCCCGGTCAGAAACCCCAGTTGCAACGTACCTGGGCCAATCACGCGGCATTTATCTATCGCAACAAGCTGGCCAACACCCAGGTAGGCGTGACCTTTGGCATCACCGCCCAGTTTGGTAACCGCATTTCAGGCTCCATTCCCGATAAGGATATGGGGATGCGTGGTGGTCAGCGCGTTCGCGTCGGTGAGTCGGTCAAGGAGCTGATTGTGGCTTCTGACGTCGGCTACTTCTTTCAGAACGCGGTAGCGGCGTAAGACGATGGCCACGAACTGGTATATCTCGCTGGCGCAGTTAGCCGAACGTCCGGGCGCGGTCGAACTGTCTCAGGTTGCGCAGCAGATTGGCAAGCCTGTTGCTCGCCCTGAAATCCTTGATGCGGTGCTGCGCGGCGAGGAAACCAGCCAGTGGCCAGCCGACCAGGTCAATGTGGCACTCGATGCCACCACCCGCATTGGTGATGCCGTTGCAGAGGCCCAGACGCTGATTGACGGCTATCTGCAACAGCGCGGCTACAAACTGCCGTTGACCAATATTCTGCCCATTCTGACGTCCTGGGCGCGATCCATCGTGCGTTACAAGCTGCACGCACACCGTATCTCGGATGAGCGAACCGACCCCATCGTGCGCGATTACCGCGATGCGTTGAAATTTCTGCGTGAAGTCGCTGATGGCAAGTTCAGCCTGGGGCTGGGTGATACGCAAAAACCTGCGGGCGGTTCGCCGCAGATAACCGGCCCTGGGCGCACCTTCAGCATGGATTCACTGAGGGATTACGGCAAATGAGCAGCGCACCGTTTGATATCTCGCTCATTGTGGCTCGTCTTCAGGCACTCGATCCGCAGCCGTTCACCACCATCGGTACGGTGGTCGAGTACAGCAAAATCACCGACCTGAATGGATTCTCAACCCCTTCGGCTTATGTGCTGATGGGGCCGGAACAAGGTGAACTAGGCTCAGGCCGTGCTCAGGTGGCATCGATGGTGTTTGGCGTGGCCATTGCCGTGCGCAATTACAGTGGTGATGGTGCCATTGCCCTGGCGCATGAATCCCATCCGTTGATTGGCCAGGTTCGCGATCAACTGATTGGTTTCCTGCCATCGAAGATGCACACCACGCCGGTGCAGTGGCTGCGTGGTGACGTACTGGACTATGACGCCGGAACGCTGGTGTGGATGGATACCTTTCAGACCAAACGAGTCATTGGAGGCATGCGATGCCAAAAGTAACGCTCACTGCGCCGCACACGCATAACGGTAAAGGTGTTGCAGCAGGTGAAACCATCGAAGTGAGTGACCGCGAGGCAGAATGGCTGCGCGGCCACCACCTGATTTCTGTGCCCGCCGACAAGGCCCAGGCAGTTAAAAACGCAAAGCAGGAGAATGACGATCATGGCACAGCCTGAAACGTACTTTTACGGCCAGGGAAAAGTCTTCCTGGCAAAACGCGATGCCAATGGCAAACCGAAAGCATGGCGCTGGATTGGTGATGTCTCGGCATTGTCCCTGGCGTTGACGGTGGAGAACCTGACGCATCGCGAATCCTACAGTGGCCAACGCGCCACAGTACGACGTTTTCCGACCAGCAAGGACGGCACCGTCACCTCAACGTGGCATGACTACAGCCCGCAAAACCTGGCTCAGGTGCTGTATGGCGAGCAGGCCGTCATTCCGGCAGGCACGGTGACCGGTGAAGCCCTCGGCAGCAATATCGCCGCCGGTGATCGCCTGACGCTGGCCCAGCAGAATGTCAGCGATGTGGTGATTGGGGCGTTGGTGGCCGGGACTGACTATGAAGTGGATGCGGTATATGGCGCTATCACCTTTCTGACCGCTCAGGCAGGTGCAACAACGGTGAATTACAAGTATGAAGGCGGCATCAATACCACGCTGTTCAGCGTCCAGCCCGAGAATCTTGCCCTGCGCTATGAGGGTATCAACTTGGCTGAAGGTGGCGCGGCGGTCATTGTCGAGCTGTACAAGCTGGCATTCGATCCCGTGGCGGCGCTGGCGCTGATTAATAACGATACGTCACTGGCCGCATTGGAGACCACGGCTGGGGTGCTATTTGATACGGCGCGTCCGAATGACCCGCTGCTGGGCCGTTTTGGTCGCATCATCCACGTCGCGGAGTCAGCGTAAATGAGCATGCCCAAAGAGACCCAAAGCGATCTGGAAACGCTTATCCCGGAACGCACCGTCACCATCGCCGGTGAAACGCTGATGGTACGCGAATACAGCCTGGTGGACTCACTAGAACTGCATGCGCCTATCGCCCAACTGGTCTCTGCGCTGGCTGAGGTGATGAAGGATCGGGCGCTGGCGTTCGACGAGGTTGAAGCACTGCTGGCGCAGCACGCCAGCATTATTCCTGTGCTGGTCGCCCGTGCCGTTGATAAGCCGGTTGAATGGGTGGCCTCATTGCCCGCGCTGGAGGGAAATACGCTGCTGGACTGGTTCTGGACGGTTAACCGGCATTTTTTTATGAACGCTGCCGTCCGTCGCCTCACCGTTCTGGCCGCGCAGGCAGCGCGGAGCGCACAGTCGGATTCGGCAGCGTCTTCGCCACGCTCGTCAGAGAAGGACACGACGCTGAACGTCTCCGCCACTACACCAGCCGACAGTTAACACTGTATTACCGCGAAGCGCTGCGCCTGCAAGGCCAGGACAGCGCCGGTTTTATTCTGGATGTTAACGCGGGGTTTGCGGGCGGGGATGCGGCAAAAAGCCGGATTAACGCACTCACGAAATAGTCTTTACAGGTGTATCAATGGCCACGGGCAATGATTTGAATTTAGCACTGCGTATCACTGCCGACCTCAATGAGGCCAAGAGTGCCGTTGAGTCATTGACCGGTGATATCAATAAGGCCAGCGCCGCTGCCAGCAGTGGTAATGCGCAGTGGTCGGCGATGGTCGCCTCGCAAGATGCGGCGGCGGCAGCAGCCAAACAACATGGTCAGACGCAAGCCGCGCTGGCCGCCGAACTCGCCCGCGTCGGGGCAACCACACAACAAACCGCATCCAGTACCACCAATTATCAGAATGCCGTTTCCCAGGCATACACCGCCGCTGAAGCCCTCAAAGCGGCGACCAGTGATGTGAATGCAGACCTGGCTGCGCAACAAGCTGCACTGGCCGGATTGCTGGGCCGTATCGATCCGGTTGTCGGAGCCTATGAACGCCTGGATGAGATGGAGCGGCAGCTCGGGGAGTTCAGTGCTGCCGGGTTAATCGGTGGCGATGACCTTGATGAGTACACCGCCCGCCTGAATGCCATGCGTGAGCAGGTGGAAAAAAACGCCTACGCCGCCAGTGAAGCCGGTCAACGGGAAGCGCAGGCCGCGCGAGAATCTGCCCGTGCAGCACGCGAAGCCGCCCAGGTAGAAGCCCAGGCCCGTGCCACCAAAGAAGCCTTTATCGCCCGGTTGCGCGAGCAAGCCGATACGATGAACATGACCACGGCTGAGCTGCTGGAGTACAAAGCGGCGCAACTGGGCGTGACAGCGGAAGCGGCTCCCTTTATTCAGCGGCTGACGGACTCGTCAGCGGCGATGAAACGCGGTGGCCTCAGCGCTGGCCAATACTCCCAGGCGATGCGCGTTCTGCCGATGCAAATCACCGACGTGGTCACCTCCCTGGCCTCCGGGATGCCGGTATGGTTGGTGGCCATCCAGCAAGGTGGCCAGATTAAGGACTCGTTTGGCGGCATCGGTAACACCTTCCGGGCACTGACCAGCCTGATAACTCCTGCACGTCTGGCGATGGGCGGACTTGCCGCAGCGGTCGCCGCTGTGGGTATCGCGGTTATCAGCGTGATGAATGACCAGGATACGTTCAACCGTGCGATCGCCCAGACCGGTAACTATGCCGGTGTCACCGCTGGCCAACTGGAGCAAATGGCCCAGCGAGGTGGCGCACTCAGCCATAACTACTCACAGGTGCGGGACGTGCTGACCGGCCTGGTCAGTAGCGGTAAGTTCACTGCCGACACCATTGACAGCGTGTCTCAGGCTGCGTCAGCAATGGCACAGCTCACCGGGCAGTCTGCTGACCAGGTGGTGAGCGAATTTTCGAAGATGTCTGACAGCGTCAGTGAATGGGCTATTAACAGTAACGATAAGTATCACTGGCTTGATACGGCTACCTATCAGCGTATCCGGGCATTAGAAGAACAGGGAAAAACCGAAGACGCCATTGAGTTAGCCTCACAAGAATATAAAAGAGTTGCCAGCGAGCGTTTAAAGACTCTGGAAAATGAGTTGAATTGGGTTGCTCGCGCATGGAAGGGCGTGAAAGATAGCATGGGTGAAGCTATTGATCGTGCTAAAAGTGGCACATCCAGCGCACTGGGATTAGATACTGAGGATGAGGCCAGGGCAAAAAGGATTCAAGATATTCAAGAGCGTCTGGCTTTTGTTGAAAGAGATCCTTTTGCTAACTCCTGGGGGGGTGATAGGCAAAAATACGTTCAAGGTTTGAGGGATGAATTATCAGCACTCAACGAAAAAGAAGCCGCAGTCAGGGCCAATAAAAAAGCAGAGTCTGATCGCCAAGAAACAGAAAGAAAATCTCTGGCCGCATCGCGCGAGTTGGAAAAAACCTGGGCAAACAACCGTACCGAGTTAGATAAAGAAGCCGATGCGATTGAAGAGACCCGCAAGCGGTACGAAGCGTTGTGGAAGACTCAGGGTGGCCAGGATACGTTACGCAGCCGTGGCGTTACATCAAACGATGGCCAGAACTTCTCCGGTGGCCAATGGGATGTTGATGTCGCAGCGCTGGATACCTCCAATAAGAAAGCGCAGCAGTACAACGACACATTACGCCAGACCATTGCGCAGAAGAATGCCATTACCCAGTTAGACAAAGTCGAAGCGGAGATCCGCTCTGGCTCGCTGAAAGACGCCACGATAGAGCGCCAGAACGAAGCCCGCGCCCTTGCGCGTCAGGCTGATGCGCAGGATGCCTCCATCAAAGCGGCCCGCGAGGCTGCTGCCGAATCCAAACGCTCTGCGGCGGATAACCAGCGCTTTGTGAAATCCCTGGTCGAGCAAGCCTCAAAACACACTCAGGGTGCAGCCGCTACCCGCGCCCATGAAATCGCTACCCGTAATCTTACCGCCGAACAACGCAAGCTGGCTGAATCGGCCCATGCGGCACTGAATGCCCGCGAGTTCGGTGACAAGAACCTGCAACTGCAAATGGAATACATGCGGGCATCGGGAAACAGCGCCGGTGCCAGCCTGTTGGAGGTGCGCAGCCAATATAAGCAAATGCGTGAAGAGTTCACGGCCAGCGGCAACACCGAGGGTCTGAACTGGCTGGATAAGCTGCTGCCGATGCAGGAAGCCAAAATCCGCACCGATGCGCTGAAAAAGGAAATGGAAGACCTGCTTACCTGGCGTAGCCAGCAGGAAACCAGTATCCAGGCACAGGTTCAGGGCGGCTTGCTAACCGAGATGGATGGGCGTCAGCGCCTGGTCGAATTGCACCAGCAGGTGGGTGCCAAGATTGAAGAGTACTTGCCAAAGCTGCGTGAACTGGCAACCCAGCCAGGTCAGGCGGGTGAAAACATCCGGGGTTTAATCAGTACGCTGGAAGGTGAACTGGGTAAGCTGAAAGAAAGCGGCAATCAGCTGACTGTGGCGTTCAAGGATGGTCTCCAGTCCGGGCTGCAAAGCTCCATCATGGGCCTGGCAAAAGGGACGATGTCACTGGGTGATGCGGTCGGTAACCTGGCACTGTCGATAGTGAACAGCATGGCGCAAATCGCCGCGCAGCAGCTCGCGATGATGGCCACGTCGAGTTTGATGGGTGCCGGTGGCGGCGCAGGCGGTGGTGGTCTCGGTGGGTTGTTCTCCAGCTTCTTTGCCGATGGCGGCCACGTTCGCGGCCCCGGTACAACAACCAGTGACTCCATCCCCGCGATGTTGTCCGATTACGAGTTTGTTACCCGCGCAGCGGTGGTTCAGCAGCCGGGTGCGTTGCCGTTCCTGCACGATTTTAACCAGCGTGGTATTGCTGCCCTGGAAGACTGGGCACCGCGCGTTCGTCATGCTACTGGTGGTCTCGCCGGTATTCCTGCCCCGATATTGAATGTGCCCGCCACTATCCCCGAGCCTGCACAGCGTCAGTCAGCCGCCGACAGTGATGGCGCAGGAATGCCATTCCAGCAGACCCTGGTATTTGATGCGGGGGAAGCAATGGCGGCGGGCTGGAAATCACTGCGCGGTAAACGTGAGTTCTTCACGTTTGTTCAGGCAAATACACCGACGCTGAAACAAATGCTGGGGGTGAAATAGTGGCTGACTTCATCACCTGGCTGGCTGAGCCTAACTGGACGGACGGTGTTACAGAGACGCTGGAGTGGAAAACCGATGTCCTCCAGTCGCCCTCGGGGGCTGAACAGCGCATCGCACGTCGTCTGTCACCGCGCCGTACCTTTGAGTTCAGCATCCTGGTGGGGGATAACGATCGCCAGCGCCTGGAGAATGTGTTGTTCCATGCCGGTGCGGCACACTGGAACATGCCGGTCTTTCCCGACGTGTCGGTGCTGCCAGTCGCGCTTGCTGCCGGTTCATCATCGCTCGCGCTCGATACCACGGGCCGTGACTTTTCAGCGGGTGGAAAACTGTTACTGAAAAGCAGCATCGAGATGGGTGCCCGGTCATCATTAGTCGCCATCGAAACCGTCTCCCCTGAAGGGGTGACGTTCTCCGCCCCACTGGCTGAAAGCTGGCCTGCGGGTACGCTGGTGTATCCGTTGCGCCTGGCGATGTTAACCGATCCGCCCGACTTCACCCGCTATAACGCCGCGCTGGCCACGGCGCAAATCCGCTTTCGTGTGGACGAGCACAATGCCTTCAGTGATGACATTGCCGACCTGCCACGCTATCGCCAGCATCCGGTGCTGGAGCCTGATTCTGACTGGAGTGAGTCTGTGACCGGCCAGTACGCCCGTCTGTTGCTGGAGCTGGATAACGGCTCCGGGCTGATTGCCCGGACAGACACCGCCCGTCGTCCGTTTGTGTTGCAGTCTCACGCCTGGATGCCCATCGGTAATAAAGCCCATGCGACCTTGCGTCGCCTGTTCTATTACCTGCGTGGGCGTCAGCGGGCGATATGGGTTGCTGCGCCGAGCGCTGATTTCTACCCAGTCAGTGGCATGAACGGCCATGTGATTGACGTTGAGAACGCCGGGTTTGCTGATTTGGGCGTTGCGCCAGGGCGACGCGATCTGCGTATTCGTCGCTCGGATGGCACCTGCTTTTACCGCCGCATAACGGCAGCCGCCGTGTTGTCGTCAACCACTGAGCGCCTGTTGCTCGATGGTGATGCCATCAGCCTGGCGCTTGAAGATATTGAGTCCATTTCCTTTATGGCGCTGTGTCGCCAGGAGTCCGATTCCGTTGAGTGGCAACACGTCACGGATACCGACGGGCTGACCACCGTAAGCACAACTTTCAGGGGTATCCGGGATGAGCTGGAATCAGTTTGAGTATTCAACCGCCGATGGTCGCCCGGTCACGCTCTATGAGTTCGTCCGGGGCGATACACTGTTCTACCGCTACACCAATGCGGACAAAGATATTGTGCTCAATGACGTGGTATGGGCGGCACAGGCCATCAGTGACAGCGGCATGAGTGCAGGCAGCGGCGATAACCTCGATGTAACGGTGCCCGCTGAGAACGCGGTGGCCCGGCTGTTTCGTGGTGTATCCCCCTCACGCCCTGTGCGTGTGCGTATTTATCGCTGGCATGTGGATGACGCCAGCACTGAGTTCAGAACCGTGTGGGTAGGCACCATCAAAGAGGCCAAGCGTGAAGCGATTGATCGCACCCGTCTGGTAACAGCCAGCCTGGCATCGACGTTCAGCCGCGTCGGGCTGCGATTGACCTATGGCCGCGCCTGTCCGCATGCATTGTATGACCACAACTGCAAAGTTGACCCGGAAAGTTTTGGTGTGTCCGGGCTGGTCATTGACAGCCTGGATGGCGCGGAAATCACGGTTGCCCTTCCGGTGGGGTTGGAAAACGGCTGGTTCACGGGCGGCTATGTCGAATGGGAAACCGACGGCATCACCGAGCGGCGCGGCCTGAAGGTACAGGATGGCAATGTGATCGGCGTAATTGGCGGCACATCAGGGTTATCCGAAGGGCTGACCATTGCGTTGTTTCCGGGCTGCAACCGGACAATCAGCCAGTGCGCTGAGAAGTTCAGCAACCATCTTAACTACGGTGGCCAGCCACATATGCCGGGTAAATCGCCGTTCACCATTATCAAGTTGTTTTAAGGGGCGCTATTCATGGAACCGTTCTCGTGGCTTGCCGTCGCTAAATATGTCGCCGTACTGGCCGCATCCTATTTTTTGAATGCCGCTTTGGCTCCAAAGCCCAAGAACTCCGCGCCAGAGGCAGCGACGGAAGAGGACTGGGAAATGCCCCAGCCGACCGAAGGGACACCCCAGTGCGTGTTTTTTGGCGACTGCTGGACGGAAGACTGGTTCGTCCTGGCCTATGGCAACTATCGCTACGATGCGATCAGGAAATAAGGGGGCGTTATGTTGATCACGATGGAGCACATACGTGCGGGCGGTGGTTGTGCTTATGGGCTCAGAACCTTTTTCACCCGTTACTCGCTCGACCTGAAGGCGTTCCTGGCGAACGGCGGCATTGAATCAGACCTGTTTCTGGCCACGGGTGATGCCCTGGCCATCAATATTGTCCGTCTGGCTGAAGCACAAGTCAGACAAAATGAGGTGAAGTGAGATGGGCAGCAAAGGGTCTAAAAAGGTCACCGTAGGGTATCGCTATTACTGGGATGTCCAGGCAGGACTTGGCCGTGGCCCGATAAATGAAATCGTTGCCATCACTGCGGATGATAAAAATGTCTTCGCAGGCTCAGCGGGACAAATCAGCGGCAACACGTCGCTTTATATCGATAAAGCGGGCCTGTTCGGCGGTGATGACACCGGCGGTGAAGGAGGCATCCAGGGCACGTTTGAAGTGATGATGGGCGGGCCGACACAGGAGCCTACCCCGGCATTGCTGCGTTTACTTACCGGGCTTGTCCCCGGTTTCCGTGGTCTGGTGACAACGCTGTTCAGCGGCCTGGTCAGTAGCTACAGTGCGAGCCCGAAGCCCTGGAAATACCGTGTGCGCCGTACCGATAAAGGGTGGGATAAAGAGGTGGTGTGGTATCCGGAAAAAATCAGTATCACCCTCAGAAATGATGACGCGCAACTCAACACCAACTATCTGCTGAACGACAACTGGCCCCCGATTGTGCTGGATGAAGACGGTGAGCCTGAACCCCCATTACCTGGCGAACCGACGCGTGATGAAATCCGGGCGGAAGCCAGTGAAGCGATACAGGATAACCTGCGCATTATTGGGGCAATGAATCCGGCACACATCCTGATTGAATGTGGCACCAACCGTGACTGGGGACGTGGCCTTTCTCTCGCTGACGATTTCGACCTGGACAGCTACAAGGTTGCTGCCGATCGCCTCTACGATGAAAAGTTTGGGCTGTGTTTCCGCTACAATCGCCAGGACTCGCTGGACACCTTTGTTCAGCAGATCCTCGACCATATCGGCGCTGCGCAGTACGGTGATTTGTCTACGGGCAAAATGACGCTGAAGCTGATACGCGATAACTACAATCCCGCCGACTTGCCCCTGTTTACCTATGACAACGGCATCATCGCGGTGCAGGACGATGACAGTACCAGCACCGACTCGGCCCCGAATGAAATCGTCGTGACGTTCCGCGATCCGGTCACCAATACCGACGGTACCGTGCGGGCGCAGAACCTCGGTTCGATTCAGTCTGTCGGGCTTATCTCCAGTTCTACTGAATACAAGGCGATCCCGACTCAGGGACTTGCTGCCCGCGTCGCGCAGCGCGATCTGGAAATGGGCGCATCCGGGTTAACACGCCTGGTCATTCAGTTTGATCGTCGTGGTGGTAGCCTGGCTCCCGCCAGTGTCTTCCGTGTTTCGCTGCCCGACCGCAATATTGCCAATATGGTTATGCGTGCCAGCAAGATAACGGAAGGGGAAAACGGGGCGCTGACCATCACGGCGGTACAGGATGTTTTTGGTCTGCCGGCAACGTCATACAGTAATGGCAACCAGGGCAGCGAGTGGACACCGCCCGACCAGTCATTACATGCCGTCAGTGATGTGCAGTTGATTGAAATCCCCTACATGATCCTGGTTGGAACGCTGAGCGCTGCCGAACTCGACTACCTGAAGGCCGAAGCGGGCTATGTGGGTGTACTGTCCACTGCGCCAACGCCACTGTCTGTTAACTACCAGTTGCAGACCCGCGCCGCTGGGGCGGCGTTCGCTGACCGGGGACTGGGCGACTGGACGCCCTCCGGCATACTGCTGAGTGCCATGACACGGTTGACGGATTCAATGCATATCTCTTTGCAGCGTCTCCCGGCGATCGGCACCGGAATTATCGTGGGCAACGAGATCATGCGTATCGATGCGGTTGACGCAGAGAACAATCGCCTGACGGTTGTCCGTGCCTGTGCGGATACACTGCCAGTTCAGCATCCTGCCGGTACGCGGGTTCGCTTCTACACCGATGCGATAGAGTCAGACAACGTCGAATACATCACCGGGGAAACCGTGGAGGTGCGCCAGCTAACACGCACCAGTGCTGAAATGCTCGATGTCGCCTTGGCACCGGTCTCAACTATCGTGATGAACCATCGGCAGTCCCGGCCCTATCTGCCAGGGAACATTCGCATCAATGATGCCCTTTACCCTGTCTCCGTTGCTGCCGCTGTCAGTTACTCGCTGACCTATGCTCACCGTGATCGCCTGCTTCAGGCTGACCGGCTGATTGATTTCACCGAGGGCAGTATCGGACCCGAACCTGGCGTGCAATACGTCATCACGCTGACCAATGTGGCCACGGGCGTTGTGGTGTGGACGAACACCACAACGGATGAGGCAGTGACACTGCCGTACAGCACAGAGACGGAAAGCGAGGATGCTGCTGCGCACATTCTGACGCTGTGGAGTACACGAGACGGCACAGAATCGCTGTATCGCTGTCAGGCGGCATTGCCAGTCGGTGTTTATGCTCCCATCCCGACGCCAGAGCCAGAGGGTAGCCTATGAGCCAGGAAAATTATTACTACGGCCAGGGGAAAGTCTATCTCTCCAAACGCGATAGCGACCGCCGTGTGAACTGGCGCTGGATTGGTGATGTTTCCGCATTGAATGTGACGCTGACGCATGAGCAGCAGGTCGGGAAAATCTCGCGCGGCGGGAGTGTGTTGCAGGCGAATCGGTACATTACCGCCAGGAACGGCGGCATCACCGCGACGTGGCATGATCTGTCAGCGGATAACCTGGCCATCCTGCTGTATGGCGAACAGTACCAATATCGGCAGAGCTGGGCAGAAGATGAAGCGTTGCCTGAAGGTATTGTTGCCGGTGACCGTATTAGTCTGGAGTTTCAGAATGTGCGTGATGTTGTGCTGCCTGGGTTAACTGAAGGCGAAGACTACAGGGTAGATGCCGACTTTGGCGCAATTGAGTTTCTGACAACTCCTAGCGAGCAGCCGGTGCTCGCCAGTTATGACTATGCCAGCTATCAAACCATTCCGGTATTAACCTCCACGCCAGGTGAATTTGCTTTGCGATATGAAAGCATCAACCTGGCTGAAAATGGCCGTAAAACACTGGTCGAGTTATATCGCGTCAATATCGACCCGGTTGGCATGCTGGAGCTTATTAATACCGGAAATAACCTTGTTGGATTGGAAACCACCTCATTAATCCTACCTGATTTACAGAGGGCTCCCTCTCGGCAATTAGGTTTATTTGGCCGTATCTCAATGAGCAATGATTTCCGGCTAATTACTTATAACGATGAAATTGATTTTGATGGCGAGCATGACTTTGCCTATTAACTGCACCAGGGGAGTTGAATAATGTCGCATTTACCTAAAGTGCCCGAATGGGCTGAAGGTGTCTATCAGTTAGAGCGTAACGACCCTGTTTCCGGAGGGCCATTGCGCATTGATGAAAAAGGCAAAGAGCGAGGAACAGCCAATAAGCCGCTTATTGACCTGGCAAACCGCACCGAATGGCTGAAGGAAAAATATGACACAGCCTTTGATAATTTGGGCTGGATGCAGTTGGGGGAGTGGGTGGTGGGGCTTGAGGTCTCGTTGCCGAACCAGATTGTGAATTATGGCGGCTCCTGGTATCGCTATCGCGGTAGTCTTGATATTCCACATGTCATTGCTGGTGAATCGCCAGAAGAGGATGGTGGGGTTTGGTCTGGTGATAATCCCGATGGAGTTTGGGTGGATGTGGGTGATGCAAGTCTTCGTGCAAACCTCAGCTCAAGCGATGGGTTAAGGCTGGTTGGAAAAGTTTCAACAATCTCCGCTCTGCGAACTGTAGAGCCCCTGTTTGATAAACAGTGGATCAATGTAGAAAAATATTGGGATGATAGCCTACATCCGCTGGGTACATACTGGTATGACGCTACCGATATAACCTCTTCGGATAACGGCGGGACAGTCATTGTCACGACACTGGGTGCGAGATGGAAATATGTCGGCGCGCCGACAGTCGAAACCTATGGCGCGTATGGTGACGGTGTGCATGACGACGCAGCAGCGATACGTCGCTGCATTGCTGCTGAGGATGCAATCAATTTTCCAGGAGAGCAATACCTGGTCATTAGTCCGATTGAACCGCTGCGCACAAAACAAATATTTCAGGGGGCCGGTACTACTGCCCTAATCGGCGATGTTGTTTCCCCCGCGGTATCATTCAGCATATTTGAGTTTACGTTAAACTGGCGAGAAGGGGTTCAGTTCAGGGATATGGTATTGAAGTCCCGAACGCCTGGCGTTGGCCGTGGTGTATATTCTCCGTCGAGTATTTATGTTGCAAATGCCTTTTTTGGTAACGTGTCGTTCGATGCGTCGCTTGAAATTGGCATTGATGCCAATTTGATTCTATGCGAAGTCGGTCAGTGTAGGTTTGGGTTGGAAGGCACGCGCGGAGCGTCATTTCAGGCAATACGTTCAGTTGGACAGAGTGTTGTCGGCTCTAACTACATCACTAATGCGAATACTATAAAAAACTCCCGTTTTTTTAACAGCAACTCGGGTTATGCAATAGAGTTTGTCAACGGTATTCAATGTGTTTTTGATTCTTGTGATTTCGAATCAAACGGAAACACACTAGGGACGGTGAGAGTTGCGGGCATGCTATCTGCTTATTTCAACAAGTGCTGGTATGAGCGGAATTCTGGCCGAAGCTTTGTTAGTGCGGGAATGGACTCGGTAGGAACCATCCAGGGCGTTCAGGTTTTGTCTGTAAACGCCTGTTGGATAAAACTGGAAAATGACAACAAAGAGATCGTCCACGCAACAACGACAAACGTAAATATTTCTATCACTGATTGTGCGGGTACAGGTTTTTCAGGGAGAAACCTATTTTCAATTAATGAATCGAACAACCCGATGACTTACCTGCGGGATTTTCGCAATAATTATTTTGTTGGGTTTAGTCTGTTACCACAAAACACAGGGTATGCCGCTGAGATGGGGGTGGGAATACTGGATCTGCGTGATAGTGCTGGCGCAAAAAATGCCATTATTTCCGCATCCTCATCTCGTCTGACTATGGCTCACAATAACGGGCTGGGTGTTCAGAAGCAGGATGGAACCGTGTTTTTCGAGGTTGTGACTACAGCGACAGGAACGCAAATCCGTGGACGTTCGGCAGATGGCACAATGTACAAATTGCAACCGCCGAATGGCGGCGGAGCGGCGACATGGACGGGGGTGTAAATTGGTCGGGAAACCGAACGCATAACGCTTGAGCATACGCATTACCAACAGACACGGGATGCGTATGCAAAATGGAGGGCGTCGCCGATAATGACTCAGCAGGTCATTGAGCATGCTCAACCAATGTTAGACAACAGAGCCTCAAGGCAGCAAGAAGCAAACATTGGTGGCATAGGGGTAAAAACGATTTATAAATATTTCCCCCCTACACTCAAAGGCTGA